AGGACAAAACAATGGACGAAATAACAAATGCAGTAACAGTAACACCGGAAGTACCGCAGAACAGCACTATGCCTCTTGACAACATCAATCAGGGTACAGTCGCTATCGAAGCAAGCAGAGCCATAGCAGAAGCACAGGGCAAGCTTGTTATCGCAAAGAGATTCCCACGCAACGAGATACAGGCTTTTGCCAATATGAAAAAGGCTTGTCAGCGTACAGGGCTTGCAAACAAGGCATTTTACAGCTATCCGAGAGGTGGCGAAACAGTTTCAGGACCAACTATCAGACTTGCGGAGGAACTTGCAAGGTGCTGGGGCAATATCGACTTTGGTATCAAAGAGCTTTCGCAGGACAACGGCAAGTCAGAAATGCAGGCGTATGCTTGGGACTTGGAAACGAACACAATGTCGGTGCAGAATTTCACCAATCCACACGCAAAGGAAGTCAAGGGCAAGATAAAGACCCTCACAAGCCTGCGTGATATCTATGAGAACAATGCCAATATGGCAGGGCGCAGGCTCAGAGCAAGGATACTTGCGGTACTTCCTGCGGACTTTGTGGAAGAGGCGGTGGCAGAATGCAGAAAGACTCTTGCCGGCAAGAATAATATCCCTCTTACGGACCGTGTAAGAAAAATGGTGGTGGAGTTCGAGAAGCTGGGCGTTACGCAGGATATGATAGAAAAACGTCTTGGCAGAGGTCTTGACACTATGACAGCCGAAGATCTCACTGACTATATCGGCATTTTCAATTCGCTCAAGGATAAGAACACAAAGGTTTCTGAGTGGTTTGAATACGAGAAGATATCTACAGATATCTCAGCAGAAATAGACCAGCTCCAGACCGAGAAAGAGCAGGTGCTTTAATGCAGGCAAGATTACCTGACGGTTCTGTTATCATCAGTGGCTTTCTTGCAAAGGACGCAGAACACAAACAGGTGGGCGGCAACAACTCGTCGCTCACCAAGTTTGCAGTAAAAGTGGGCGAACGTCAGCCAAAGGTGCAAGGCGAGCGTGGTGAAGCCGTATGGGTGAACTGCCAGTGCTGGCACTCTGTAGCAAGAGCCACAAAGGCGCTGAAAAAATTTGACGTTGTGTTTTGTGTGGGCAAGGTGGAGAAAAAGCCATATACCAGCAAAGACGGTAAAGAAAAAGTTGACGTACATCTTGTGTGCGAAGCAGTTTTTGTACAGCCTACCGCAGAAGACGCACCCCCACAAGAGCTAGGCGGTGACCTTTCCGACTTTGAGGAGGTGTTGAATGATGAGGGAACGCCATTCTGACGATATCATTGACGTTGATGAGCATTTTGATATCGACATGAGCGATGCAGAAGCGGTGAAAAACGCCGTTGCTGTAAAGTATACAAAAGACGATTTTCTCTACACAGAGAAGCCATACGAAGCAATATACGATTACAAAAACGACCCTTTCATGCACAATCTGAAAATTGAGCAAATGGCTCAACAGGCGGCAGAGGTGGGCGTAAAGACGTTCAAAGGACTGTATAAAAACTACGTCAAAATGCGAGAAATGCAGCGTGGGGCGAATGTTATTATCAACAACCCCACTGCGTTCTCAGGCCCATATATGCAGCTTGACGCAGGCAAGTATAACGTTGATGACGGTGGTGTGTATCTTATTGATGAAAGCGGTAACTATCACGTTATCTGCCACCACCCGATCATACCCTTTGAGTGCTTGCAGAACATTGACACAGGCGAGGAAAAGCTCAACATAGCTTACCGCACTCGTGGAGAGTGGCAGGAAAAAGTCGTTTCAAAGGAGATACTTTACAACAGCCGAAACATCTCACAGCTAGTTAAATGCGGCGTTGATGTGTCTTCTGAAACTGCCAAAGAGCTTGTTTCATACTTTCAAGAGATAGAGAGCCTTAACCGCAATTCTCTGCCACTGAAAAGATCAGTGGGCAGGCTTGGCTACATAAACGGCGCAGGCTTTTCACCATACGTTGAGGGGCTGACATTTGACGGTGAGCAGAATTATTCCACCATTTTTAGTGCTATAAAAAGTCATGGCAGTTATGAGAAATGGAAAAAAGTCGCTATAGATTGCCGCAGGAAAAGCGTGATCGCAAAGATATTTCTTGCGGCGAGCTTCGCAAGTGCGCTTATTCAGCCGCTTGGCGGTCTGCCGTTCTTCGTTCACTTGTGGGGCGTTGATTCAGGCACAGGCAAAACAGTCGCTTTAATGCTTGCGGCTTCTGTTTGGGGAACTCCAGAAATGGGCGAATACATTCAGACGTTCAACAGCACAGTTGTCGGCCATGAGCGAACAGCAGCGTTTCTCAACAGCCTGCCGTTTCTCATTGACGAACTCCAGCTGAGCAAAGATAGTCATGGCAGAAGCCGATTTGACGTTTATCAGCTTGCTCAGGGTGTTGGACGTTCTAGGGGCACAAAAACAGGCGGAATAGAGCGTACACCGACATGGCGAAACACTATCCTTACCACAGGTGAAAGCCCTATAGTGGGCGGTTCAGCAGGCGCAGGAGCGGTAAATAGAGTTATCGATATCGAATGTACATCAAATAATGTCGTGATAGCAGACGGCATGACAGTATCAGCAGTGATAAAACAAAACTATGGCTTTGCAGGGCGAGAGTTCGTTGCAAAACTGTCCTCACAAAAAGCCTTGACAATGTCACAAGAGGTTTATAACGATTATTTCACCAAGCTCTGCAAGTCGGATACAACGGAAAAGCAGGCAATGGCAGCGGCAATGATACTCACGGCTGATATGATTGCAGAAGCGTCCGTGTTCAAAACGAACGAGCCACTAACAATTGACGATATCTCACCGTATTTGCAGACCAAAAAATCGGTATCAGCAGGTGAACGAGGGTATCAGTATATGTGCGATTGGGTGGCGTCCAACAGTAAACGCTTTGCGACAGGCGAAGACAATAACGGCGAAGTGTTTGGACTTATCCAGGGCGATTTTGCGTATATCATTCGCTCAAAGTTCGATGAAGCGGCTTCAAAACAGGGCTTCGACACAAGGGCATTACTTAGCTGGTTAAAATCTAACGGCAAGATACTCGTGAGAGGGCGCAACAATACTCGTGGCAAGCGCATCGGTGGCGTGAACGTTGAGTGCGTTGTGCTGAGATTGCCAGATGAAACACCAGACTATTACACCGAAGAAGAAATGCGTGGGACGGATATATCGGATTTCGGCATTTTGTGAGACATAAGTCCCACGAGGAAAACGGCGTAAATGCGTGGTTTTCTGCATAGTGTGGGACTGTGGGACATTTTTCCCCTATATATACCTGTTTTAAATAGGTGATATAGAATCACGGCTTTGTTCACACATCGTTAAAATATATGTGTGTTTTCCTATATAGGAAAATGTGCGAATTTGTCCCACAGTCCCACAACGCCCCGAAAAGTGCGTAAATACGCATAGTTTTCGTGTGGGACGTTTGTCCCACACTGTCCCCCACGTCCCACATAAGGAGGTAAAAAACATCAAATGAATGCAAGAATAAAACTCCGTGACTATCAGCAGGAGTGTATAGATAAGATAACGCAGGCAGAACAGGGAAAACATCTTGTGCAGATGGCGACAGGTCTTGGCAAGACAGTGACTTTTGCGAATATCCCACGTCATGGACGTATGCTTATTCTGTCGCACAGAGAGGAACTTGTAAATCAGCCTCTGAAATACTTTGACTGCACAAAAGGTGTTGAAATGTCAAAATACCATACTGACGGCAGTGAAGAGGTGGTTTCTGCAAGTATCCAGACCATGACACATAGGCTTGACAGGTTTTCACCTGATGATTTTGATATCATCATAGTAGACGAAGCACACCATGCGGCGGCTCAGAGTTATAAAACTGTCATAGATCACTTCACACCACGTCTTCTGCTGGGCTTCACGGCAACGCCTAACAGGGCTGACAAATGCAGACTGAATGATGTGTTTGATGATATCATATTTCAACGTGACCTGCGTTGGGGCATTGAACATGGTTATCTGTGTGATATCCTCTGCAAACGTGCTGACATAGGCTATGACCTTTCAGCGGTACATACACGGCTTGGCGACTACGCTCCAGGCGAGCTAGCAGAAGCAATGGACGGCACTGCGGACGCTATAGCACAAGCGTATAGAGAACACGCCAAAGGTGCAACGCTTATCTTTGCGGTATCGGTAGAACAATGCTACGAGATAGCAAAACGCATCGAGGGGGCTGAGGTAGTCACAGGTCAGACTAAGGATAGAGCCGATATTATACGCCGTTTTACTCAGCGTGAGATACCTTGTCTTGTGAATTGCATGGTGTTCACTGAGGGTACTGACATACCCCTTGTGGAAACTGTTATCATAGCAAGACCCACACAGTCTGACGCATTGTATACGCAAATGGTAGGCAGAGGGTTGAGGCTGCACCCCGACAAGGACAAACTAACGCTCATCGACTGCGTAGGAGTAACAGGCAAGGCAAGCCTGAGAACAGCTCCAAGTTTGCTCGGTATTGACATTTCTGAGCTGCCAAAGAAGAGTCAGGACAAAATGGAGGGAATGCTCTTTGAACTTCCTGAAAAGGCTACTATGATGTCGGATTGTCCTGAAAGCTGGATAAAGAATGTTCGTATCGTTGACTTGTGGGCGCAGGAACAGAAATATATCACTCATGATGTGAACTGGTTCAAGCTGCCAAACGGTGATATGAAATGCAGCTTGGGTAAAGGAAAAACGCTGAGGATATCTGCACCCGATGCTTTGGGCATGGCAATATGGCAGGGACAGAAAATGCCTATGCAGCAGGCACTTGATGAGGCGTACACTATTCTCTGCGAGCGTGAAGCAGATAGCAAATGCTTGTGGGATCTGAACATCTGCCGAAAGTGGGGCAAAGCACCTGCTACTGATAATCAGAAAAACCTTATCCGCAAGCGTGGCAGGAAGTATCTAAACAATTCGGATATCGACATAGAAAGTCTGACAAAGTTTGAAGCAAGTCAGATACTCAACAGGATAATGAAAGGGTGATGATATGGCAAGAAATGAAGACAGAGAGCAAATGACCCTTATCAAGTGGACGCAGCAGGCAAGCATACGCAAGGCTTATCCTGAACTGAAACTGCTCTTTCACATACCGAACGAACGTCATTGCGACCCACGAGAGGGCAAAAGACTAAAGCTTATGGGCGTGAAATCAGGTGTTCCTGACCTGTTTTTACCTGTGGCAAGGGGAAGAAACAAAGGGCTGTTCATAGAACTCAAAGCGGAGAATGGCAAGCCCTCAGATAATCAGATGTGGTGGTTTGCGGAGCTTGGCAAGCAGAACTATTTGGCGGCGATATGCTACGGCTGGAAGCAGGCAGCTGATATGCTAATGCACTATCTTGGCGGTGATGATAATGCTGGTCAAAACTGAGG